ATTGGTGTAGTTTTCGTTATAAAGTTTTTCTACATTGCATTGTCTATGAGAATCAAAATGTGCTTCAGTTAATACTTTATAAGCAAAATCAATCATCTGCTGCTTCTCCATTGCTTTGGCTTGTTCGAATTCTTCATCAAAAATAGATTCCTCATAAACCTGTCTGCTATTGTATTTTTCTTGTAACCATTCTACTGCTGCCATGTTATTTATTATAGGTTTGTTCATAAAGCATTTCAATAGTATCTAAATTACCATCGTTTTGTCTTTCCTCCCATTTTTTAGCAAAATCAATCATCTGCTGCTTCTCCATTTCTTTTGCTATCTCAAAAGATTTTTGGTTGAGTATGCCTTCTTTGTATAACCATTCTAACCATTCTACTGCGGTCTTTTCCATGTTATTTATTATAGGTTTCATCGTAGTAATTTTCAAAATCCTCAAGCATTCCGTCACGCTTGAGAAGGTATTCCATACCGTATGGTAATGTATTTTCTTGATTAAATTTATAAATCATTGCAGTTATTATCTGCGCCTTTTCCATCTCTTTCGCTTCCGTGATGTCAGAATAATACAATGTGCCATAGTCGTGAAATTTCTTAACCAAAAAGTCTACTGCTGTTTCTTGTGCCATGTTATTTGTTTTAAAGGTAGCGAATTCGATACCTTTATTTCCTTTGTCTGTTTTAATCAGTTTGTGTGTCATAGTTTATTTGTTTTTAATTGTTCTATTCAATACTATCTGCTTCCCCATCAGCCTCGCCTTTTTTATCTCAAGTACCCTCGCATTCCGACATTTTTTGCAGTACAACCGCAACCCGTCAGGCTTTTGGCAGTCCTTATGGAACTCGGTTAATGACTTGGTTTGGTTACAGGTTGGGCAGGTTTTCATTTGGAACATTTTGAGCATCCTTGACCATTGCACCTATTGCATATTTCTTCTATTTGTCTTTCTTCTGCATCCCATTGTTCAATGTCTATTGAGCTTTCAATGGCATCAAGTACGACACCGATAGCATCTTTAAATTCTGATACTAAATGATAAGACTTGAGTGTTTTAAGTATTTCAACAGATTCTTGTAGTGTCATTGTAAAAGATTGTCAAGTATTAAACCATTTTCATGCAGTATTTGGTGGAATTCTTCCCGTACAGAATCCAGTGCATCATATACCTCCTGCGAATCATCCCCATACTTTACTTTGCTTCGCAATAGGTTAGCGACCTCATGAATTGCAATAGCCATTTTTAGGCTCATAATTGCCCGGTAATGTTCCGCCTGTTGCTCCGGATTGGATAGGTCATATTCCAAAATAGCTTTCATATCGGCATATAAAAGGATGAATAATCTATGTCGTTTTTCTTCTTTTCTTCCGTTCTTTTCTTCTGCGCCTCGTAACTACATTTTTTGCAGATATGAAACTTCCCGTCTAAATACTCCTTATGGTTACTATACTCGCTCAAAGGCTTTTCTATCTTACAGGTTCGGCAGGTTTTCATTTTATTCTCCATTGTAGGTTAGTTTTTCTTTCATCGTAATCAGTTCGCTAATCTCTTTACCGATATGCTCCTGCAACTGTACCAAGTGCCTGTTTTCTGATAACAGCTGCAATTCTTTAATCTTGTTGTTAATCAGCACTCGCAGGTATGCCCTTTCGTAATCTGTTAGGCTTGTGTTCATTTTGTTTGCAGTTGTTCGGATGCTGCACCCCGTTAGTTTTATACAGTTATTGTTATTTTTTTTACAGAATATTTGCTTCCGTAACACTCAAAACAAATACCTCCACAGTAATAATCAAATTGCGGTATTATACCTTTCCCGTTACACCTTTCACATTGACAAACTTCAAGACCACTAACGGAAATAGATTTAGAATGTGCATCAAAGACAGATGGGATTTGTATAAATGAACCAACCTCTTTAAGCAAATCCTTTGCTGAAAAACTACTTAAGTAAACTCTGCGCCTCCATCCATAACCAGCAATTTCAATATTAAACTTTATTAAATTACCATTTAAATCTTTGTGCTTTGGATTAGTCCAAATTTTACCAGCCTGTTGAATTTTAACCGAAATAAAGCCATCTGCCAAAACCTTATCTAAAGCCTTAACAAAGTAGTTCCTATTATCGCCCTGTTCTGTTCTTCCGCTTTCTAAAAATAATTGATTTACCCTGTTCATTTGTTTGTGTTTTGTGTATCAAAATTAAGGGGATTATTTTAAATGGCAAATTTATTTTCCATCTTTTTTTAAAAAAGTATCAAAATAGTCAGCGACTGCCATACGCTTACATTGGTTTTCCATGTATTCATCATCATTTAATAGCCCTGCAATTTCCGCCTTTCTCCTACTACTTCCCGTTATCATTTGGTCATTCATTGCCTTTTTAACCTTTTGCAGCGTAGCTTCAGGAGTTACGATAATTTTACCACGCTTGTAAAGAATCCAAAAGCAGTCTAAACCGAATACAATAGCATCCCATTGCCTGAATCTGTTATAACATTGCCATGCCGTTTTCAGCTTTTCATCATCGGAAACAGGCCTCGGATTCCATTTCTGTTCCTGCTGGATAGGTTTAACTTCGTTTAGCTTTGCCAATCCATAACGGGCAAAGGCTCGCAGAATCCTGTGCAGGTATAGCAGGGAAAAATTTTGATAAGTTTCTGCATCCATGTCCAGCTTCCCTTTGCTTGCCAAATCGAAAGCAAGCCCAATTTCGCCTACTTTGATGTTCGGGTATTCCTCAACTATGGCAGCCTGCATTAAAGCCAAATCGTGGTCATTTGGTGCTTTTTCGGGTTTTACGCCCAGTTTATACATTCCACCCAAAAGCAACTCAAAAGCCATTGCCATGCTAACGTCTTTAAACATAGCGGAAGAACGTGCCAGCTGGAATCGTTCAAGGTCTAAAGCCTCGCTGCTTGTCAAGTTCTTCTGCAAACTTCCGGGATTGTTCGAGCCTGTCCCTGTACTTGTCGAAAGTGCCTGATTGATTGCCTGATTGAGTGGAAGCATTGTTATTGATTTTTAATTTGAATAAACCTTTCCAAAGATTGCTAACGGAAGCCTTTACTATTTCACGAGCCGTTTCTATTTCGCCTCCTGACATTTCAACAAGTTGGTTAATGGCTATCTGTTCTGATTGTGCTGTTTTGTACTTGTCTTTAAATTGGCTTCGCTTATGCTCAACCCATCCCTGCCATAACTCCTGCCATTCATTAGAAATAAAAACCAAAGTACTTTCTTCTTTTGTTTCCTTTAGTTTACTTTCTTTTACTTTACTTTCCTTTATTTGCATTGCATCAGCATTGCATTTGCTATGCATTTGCATTGCATTTGCATCACCTTCGACCTTATCCCATCTCTTTTGTGCTGCAACCCTTGCTCTTTGCGTCTTTTCAATGTATGGCTGAAGGTAATAAATCTGCTTTATGCTGAAGAAATTATTAGCCTCGTCAATATTAAAAAGCCCGTAATTACAAATTACAACCCTGACCTTTTGCTCACTTGTTCCAAAGTCATCAGCAAGCAGGTCTACGTCATCCATCGGATACTTGTATTCTGAAGATTCACGCAGGACTTCTAACAGCTTGAAATATATAGCATAGCCTTCAAGCCCTAATTCTTTTTCAAGTCTTCTAATCTTGTTGTCCTTGCTTGCATTAGAAAAATGCGGAAAGTAAAACGCATCCTTTTTCATAAATAAAAAACCCAAAACAGCAGGGGTGAAACCGACTATGTTCTTACACAGCCTCCCTGCCATTTTGGGCATTAAATGTTTTCCATCACTAATGGGTCTCACGTCATTAGTTGCAACACAAATATAATTTATTTTTTCTTATCAGGTGCAATTCTTACCGCATATATTTTGCCGTCTTTACCTGTTACCTTCTTACCCGGTACACGAACATAAGGCAAACGGGTGCTATTGATTCCAAGATAATTGGCAAGGTCTATGCCTGTTTTGAAAAATACCGCTTTGGCAGGTCGTTCTTCTATCGGTAGTGAAAGGTCATAAAGCAGGTAAGATATTGCGTTTTCTAAATGCGCATTCATGATTTAGGAAGTTGGACTTTAAACGTGCTGGATGATGTTTTAACAGGTAACTCTCCACGCCTCCACTTTTTCTCCTCCTCCTCAATTCTTTTCTGATTATTACGGGCTGCAATAATTACCTCTTCAAGGTCGCTCCATGCCTCAATATGGCTGAAGTCATGGCGGATGGTATCTACAATGCTCACAGATGCCCCTAAATGATCTGCTTTGCTTTTGGGATACTTTGCTACCTCATCCATAACATAACCCGAAATAACAGCACGTAATTCCTTCACAAGCGTTTCAAGTGCTGCGATGCTAACCGCTATGCTCAAAGGGTTCATATTCCCGTCATCTATTTGCTGGCGGAAAGATTCCACCAGCTTTGTAATGTTCTCTTTAGACGGGTTCTGTTGCAGGATTATTAGTGCGTTATTTTCCATCGGTTAATTCTTTTTTGAGTGCAGAAAACATTTCTTTAATCTCCGGGTTGGCGTCAACTATCACGCTGTTAGACCTGTAAAGGCTACCCAAGTGTTGCAAAGTTTCCACCAAATCCAAAGCACCTACCACCTCTCCTTCAGTCTTGTAAGTAGTGCGGCAGGATATATCCGCTTCACTCATAACCTCGGCAGATACTTCAACACCTGAAACAATTGGCAAGGTGTCCATTTCGGATTCATCCAGTACTCCCAATCCTAATAGGTCAAGTGTTGCCCTGCGTTTGGCTTTCGTTTCCGCTTTCATGATAGCATTGGCATAAGCCTCGCCTTTAAGGTTCTGAATGTTTACAGCCCCTATGGATTCAGTGCATCGACCATCAGGAAGGCAAGCCCGTGAAGTTACAAGGTAAACACCTGCATCTGCGTTAGTTTCCCGGCTTGTAATTGCATGGCTTACATTGTGCAACTTATTCAGTTGCTGCGCCCCCGACCTCGTGCAATAAAGAATCTCCCTGCCGTTCAGTTTCAATAAGTCGAAAGGTTTCGTGAAGGGGTCTAAACCGAGCCTTTGGCAATAGCCGTTGTAATACGTCACCTTCTCCTGTGGGGTCAATCTCCCCAAATCCCCGTTCAGCAATAGTTGGCTCACAAGACTGCTGTCCGTCTGTTGTGTCATTTGTTTCATTGTTTTGTGTTTGGTTTTGAATTTCAAAGATAACATTTTTCTTCGGAAAAGTTATAGTTTTTCTCCATTCTTCCATTTTGCTCGGCATCTTTATGTAAATCTGCCAGTCATCTTTGGAAGCTAACCCGTAGCTGTAAAACCATTTGTTTCGGAGCTTAACAAGGTATGGGGTTTCAAGCCTAACAAAGTTTTCTATCACTATATCCCCCTTGATAACTAACTGCATGATGCAGCGTTTATGCCCCTGCATAGTCGTAAAGATTTGATTCCGCTGAATTGAGTTTGATGGTAGCGTACTCATTAATAACCTCCATCTCTATTAAGTTATGCAAATCCCATATATGCTCATTTCTTACAAGCATAAGTTCAAAGCCTCGGCTCGTTACTGTCTTTAGGATTGGGACAATCCTGCTTTCATGTGTGAAAATTTCGCAGGTAACTGTTAGAATTACAGGCGTAAGATGACCGCCTACCCATTCGGATGGGACTTTGATTGTTTTTGTAATTTCCATTTTATTTGTGTTTTGTTTGTGTTTTAAAAAAGCCCAGCATGGAAATACCGGGCGGGATTGCCTATTCCAAAATTAAACCCGATGCTTATTTATTGCCTCAAATAGTACCTCATAGGTCTTCAGCTTTACCCCTTGCTTTTCTGCTCGGTTAACAGTTGGCAGGGATACGCCACTAATATCGGCTAATTCTTTTTGTGTCAACCCTTTCTCTTTCCTCAATTTAATAAGTGCTTCTTTCATGTAGATTTTTAAAAGTTAAACCAACTATCCGCAGTGCATACTATTAAGATTATCGCTACTACTAACGCTGTGATTTTTGCGCTTTTGATTTCTTCGGGGGTGTGCTTTGGTTTCATTGTATGTTGTGTTCTTTTTTGTACTCGTTAATTCTTGCCATCCAGTAGTTTGCTCTTGCTACATCGCCAATGTCCTTACTAAAGTGGTAGCGTTGATAAAGAAATATAAGCTGTGGTGTGTACATTGTGTGTGTTTTGCTTTGTTTGATATATCAAAAGTAAACTGAAAATATTAAACTACAAAATATTTTGATACTTTTTTTTAAAAAAAAATCCCGAAGGTTGATACCACCGGGATAAACACAAACAAATTACAAAATGTTACAGGGCTAATTTAGCCTTCTTCAGGCTCATCTTCAAATATTTCTGAATAAATTTCACCAATGGAATAGTCTATTATGCGCAGGCACTTGCGCAGGATTCTTGCCTTCTTCACCTGATTATCCCTTGTCAGTGGCTCATATTCGCCAATGGTAGCCAACACATTGCAGGCGGCAACTATGTAGCTATTGTAGTCCGTAGGCTCAAAAATAAAGTCTTCCGATTCGGCAAACTCGCCTTCAGGGACTTCTTCGGGGTCTTCGTCAGTGAATTTTGCCATTTATTATCTGATAGTTTTTAACTTGAAAATCTCCAGCCCCGTCAATTAATACATGAGCAAAGCCATGCTGGTAATTGGAAACCAAAGGATTATAATCGGGCTTCAGTTCTGAAAGGCAACCTGTCGACCAAGTGCCGAAGCTATCCCCGTCTAAATTCACTTCGACATGGTTGCTTACCTTATGAACGTGACTAATCAAAAGGCTTTGCTTCGCTTTCATCCATGCACCCCTTGCGCTATTTACAGGAGCAAAGAAGCCCTTCATTACATGATGACCGTGTGTAATAGCTAACTTTCCAGCCTTGACTAAAACGTTATCATTTATCAGCTTTACCTTCTGCTCATTAAGTTGTAACCTTTGCTCCAAGTGGTAATATTCATCATCAAAAACCTCGTACACCTTTGTCATTAACCACTTTTCATATCTCATATCGTGATTACCCAATAACCAGTAAATCTCCTGATTAGGGAAGGCATCCCTTAACGCTATTAGAAACGATTTAGCCGCCTGAAACTCCTGCTTTACGCTTCGCTTGCGTGGGTCTTTTTCGAAGCGTGAGATGCCGTGGAAATCGATTAAGTCGCCATTAATAAAAACAGTGTTAACATCGGAATTGATTCCGTATTCAATAGCTATGCTAATACTTTCGATATCATGGTATGGTATGTGCAGGTCAGATATGACAAGAATGTTATTACAACCCGTTGGCAACTTTAAAAGCTGTGGGTCTTTCTTGTATGATTCAGGCAGCTTGTACGGGTTCAAAGGTCGTTGTTGATATGGATGTGTTGCCTTTATCCCTCTACCTCTATTATTTTGAATTTCCCGTAATGTGGTTCGGACAGCCTCTATGGTTGGGAATAACAAAGGATTCTCTTTAAAAATAATACGAGCCAGCTTTAGGTTGGGCATATCCATGCCGTACTTATCCCGATACTCACGAACCAAATTTGTCTTGTTCATATTAATACATATCCGTTTGCATCACGTTTGCCGTACAAATATTTTTTGTGCATCTCGTTAATATTCAATCCTAATGTTTTTTGGAAGTGCGGGTTATCTTTAAAACGCCAATCACCGCCCCACTCCCAGCCATATTCTTTAAACACCTGCACTACTTCTATCCAGTCGCTTTTCCCGTCATTATCAAAGTCAGTACTAATATCCCAATTAACCCCACCGCCAACAATTAAAACTATATCAACTGCTAAACCGTAATTATGCCATGACCTTCCTGCTCTGGCATTAGTAACAATTTTACCGGGCTTTGTTCTTCCGAGTGCGTAAAGTTCTTCCTGTTCTTTAAATGTCCGCAAGGTATGCGTAAAGCGACAGGAAGCCCTTCCTTTTAATCTTATGCAGATTGCTTCGTAAAGTTCACTAACCTCATCACGCAGGACTGGGTGAAGTAGTTGTATTCTTTTTAATGTTATCGCATCGCCTGCCATCATTTCAATTTAAAAAGTAATAGGAAGAAAACAGCAACAGCAGCAGCACCAAAATGCAATATTTTACGCAGCCCTTTCATTTCCGACATTGCAGCATTCTTTAGCCCGTTTGCCTCTGCTAATTGCTTTCGTAGTACCTGAACTTGTGCCGAATCAATAACAACCGCCTTAACGCTGTCTCTAATTTTGACAACTTTTGCGACAGTTAAATATTTCGTTTCCCAAAAATATGTGGTATCGTTTCGCACCTCTACCAATGTATCAACTACCAAAGTAGTATCATGAAATTCAAGGGTATCTGTGCTGTGCTTATAGATTGTATCGTTTAGGCAATAGCCTCGCTTTACCATTTCATCGGCAACCACTTCAAACTTAACAGGGTCTTTTAAAACCTGCTTGACAGGGTTGCAGCTTGCAAATATCAGTAGGATAAATAAATAACGCATAAGACAAATTTTAAAGGGGGTTTTTAGCCCCCTTTGTTACTTACTCTGCTTTGCTATCGGCAGCCATTCGACCGCCCAAAAACAATACCGCAGCTTCTACAAAAGTCTTCAGTTGAACATCACCGGGGTTGATATAGTCAATAACCAACAAGGCTACTGCACCAATCAAACCAACTAATGAAGTCTTCCAATTAATACCCAGTAATTTACCCATATATCTATTTTTTGATAAACTTTTTATAGAAGGCAACCACGTTGTAGACTATTGTACTTAATCCTGCAATCGCTGCAATGATATTAGCAAAATCTGAAGTATTCATTTCAGCAATGAACTTCATGAATATAGTGCCGATGCAGAGCCATATACTGCGTGCATCAAGGCTATGTGTTGGGATGTCTGCCATTCTACTCATAAATAGATTTATTACAAAATTTCGGCATCTTCTTCGCTGATAAACTCAACACCAATTAACCAATCTTTCAAGTATGTGTGATTTTCCAAACCGTTAGCGTTCAGGACTTCTATTTTGGTGTAGTAGAAATCTTTTGCAAGCAATTCCTTTACCGCTTTCTCAACTTGCCTTACCCCGTCTTTTGTAAATTTATACTCTCCTTTTTCATCCAATACCAAAGCACCTTTGTCATCTACTAACGCAGCATCCAGCCTGATTTCTTGAAACTGCTCTTGATATTCTTCGTGGTACTTTTTTAGCCTCTCGTAAATCTTAAAAAGTTTCTTTTGTGTTTTGGTTTCCTGTTGCCCAATGTTTTGGCTGATAATGTTCATGGTTTGGATAAGTTCCCTGTATGTCATGGTTTTTATTTATACAAATTTAAGCATTAAAAAGATATCCAAGTCGTTCCGTTGTAGTATCGCATCTGATTTGCTGAACTATTATAATACATCGTTCCTGCTGCTGGGCTTAATGGGTTTGAAGTCCTACCAATAAACCTAACCGCTCCATTATTTAAAAATCTAAACATCTCCGCTGGTGCTATGGTATTGTCAGGAGTTGTCGTTATTGCTATGTCTGTTCCTGCGCTTGTGCTATTCCATGCCTGTGAAGCGACAAAGTCAATGCCTGCTGAACGGGTAAAAGTTGTACCCGTAGTAACTGCATAGGCATCTATAAACGCTATCTCATTACCGCTTGCAGGTATTGCATTTCTGCGCATAACTAAAGCGGCAGAAGAAGTATTCTGTATTGCTATGTCACCAATCAGATTAAACCCTGTAACGTATGAAGATGCGCCATTTAATAAAAAGTTTGTGCCGTCATCTACAAAGCGTGAGTTACCAACTGCAAGACCTGTGCTATCAAACTTTGCTAAATAGTTTTGTGTTCCCGATACGCCACCGGGTGCAGCTGTTGTAATAATTGACCCACCACTTGTAAAAGCCAAATATCCTGCAACTATTCCTGAAAAAGAAAGGCTTGATGTGTACGCGTTTAATTTTATCTGCCCTGTGGTTAGTACATTAAACTTTGCATCAGAAAGATTGATTCCTGTGCCTATCGAATAGTTCGTATTTCCACCACCTGCATTGTAAGCCGTACCCACGTACCAATCAGTAGTGCCAGCAGTGGAATGCTCAATAAATGAATACCTCGCAGCCCCTGACCTATCTATACCAATGGATGTAAATCCTGAAGCGTTAGTATTCCTAAAATTGGCAATCTTTAGTGTACTTGCAACCGAAGCGGAAACATCCAAAGCGCTAGCCGATTCTGTTACTATTGAATCGCCAAGGGTTGCCGATCCTGTCCATTTAGTAAGTTTACCAGATGTACCACTACCCGAAAGCAATCCGCTTACATCCGCTGCCGTTATTTGCTCCCATGAAGGCGTGCCACTTGAAACGCTGCGGAGAAATTTATTTACGCTTGTTGCATTAGCCCCAAGCCGTAAAGGTGCGCCTGCTGCATTACCGTAAATAATATCCCCCAAAGTAGTCATTGGGTTGCTGATAAAGTTATGAGTGAAAAACTCATAAGCTGTATTAGCAGCGTTACGCCTTAATAATTGCGAAGCCGTACCTGTTACACCTGTTACCGCACTTGTTCCATTGCCTATTAAAACTCCTGTAAGCGTTGAAGTACCTGTACCGCCACGAGCAACAGAAAGGCTTCCTGTCCATCCTGCTGTTAGTGTTAAAGTGCGAAGCAATGCGCTACCTGTATTGCCTGATGCAGTTATCTGTATGTTTGTGTCATTGGCAGTTGTTATCGCTGCGCCTACAATATCACCGCCTTGAATGGATGCCCATGAAGGAGTTCCGGATGACACAGAACGCAGGTACATATTGTTTGCAGTACTATTTGCGTTTAATGCTAAAGGCTGACCACCTGCACCGGAATAGATTATCTGACCGAGTTGGGTCATTGGTGATTCTAAATAAGTAGGTGTCCAAAACTCGTAAACACCAGTAGAAGGGTTTGCCCGTAATATTTGACCACCTATGCCCGTTATCCCCGTAACGGGTGCAGTACTATTGCCGAGCATGATGCCTGTTACACCACCTGTACCAGTCCCACCTCTTGCCGCTGTCAGCGTTCCACTCCATCCTAAAGTCAACCCAACAGCGTTTAGAACGCTATTTCCGGGCGTACCTGTTAGCGTAAGGGTTACGTTAGTATCATTCACCCTTGTGATTGCCTGACCGCTGATATCTGTTGAAACAATGCCACCCCATACAGGAGCAGTTGATGCACTACCCGTTCCAACTTGTTGAAGGTATTGCCTTACAGCACTTTGATTGCCGGTTAGGACAGTAACCGCTCCGGATACACCGCCATAAATCATGTCACCTACCGCAGTCATCGGATTCTGCAAAGCAGGTTGCCAACTTAAAACGCTTCCACTTGTGTAAAGAAATTTTCCGTTGTTACCCGTTTGGGAAGGAAAGTTAGAAACGAAGGTGTAGGCATCATCCCAATTTGACTGCTTTACTGTTGTAGGCAAAGAATAACCTGCCGCAAAAGATATGGCAAGCGTTCCGGCTGAAGTTACGGGAGAGCCGGAAACTGAAAATCCAACGGGGGCTGTGAGTGCAACCGATGTAACCGAACCGCCACCGGGTGAGGCTATGCTCCAGCTTCTATCAGCCGAAAGGTCATAGCTGACACCATTTATTGTTAGCGTTCGTGTTACAGGTACAAAATTCCCCGTAGTGCTTAATTCAGTTATCGGATTCCCTACCGCCATTAAATCAAAGTGATATTCAACAGATTAGCTGCCCATGTGTACGCCCAATTGTTGATATCAGAACCGCCTTGATTACCCCAATCTGTGTAGTCTGTGCCTGTCATCGTGAGGTTACCTTGGCTCAATGCCTGACCTACGATATCATTACCTTCAGCATCCTGTGTTTTTGCGAATAGCTGCCAATAAAACTGTGCTGAATCTTCCAAATTGTCATCAATAGACTTCATTGCGAAATACTCTGCGTCAACGTTTGCTCCGTTGAACCATACTGGGAAAGGGGTTATTTGTTTCATATTTTTAAATTAAGAAAGTAAGCCTGTATTTTTTAATGCTTGAGCAATTTGTTGTAATGTATATCCTGCAAAAGTGCTATCTACATTAACAATGCTTCCACCAAAATTTTCTACAAATGTAGCTTCTGCTATTGCAGTTGTAGGTTGAACAATAGGGGCTGCATTCCAAAAACTTAATTTTTCAGAAGTTGATGTGCCTATCTTTGTTCCTGTTGTTGTTCCTGTAACAATATTTATTCCATCAAAAATTGTTAACCCATTATTTCCAGATATAGAAAAAGTATTTACTGAATTACATTGAAATAAATGCCTTCCATTATGTCCCCCAGAAGAACCTGCCCCAAATGTTGAATCGTATGTAGTTGTTGAAACATTATTTTCTCTTGTTAAAAAATAATTTCCATCTGAATTGCCTTGTGTTAATTGTATTCTTGAATTAGGTTGGTCAATTAAAATTCTTCTTGCATAACCTGGATTGACTGTGGCAGATATACGTGTATAGGATAAACCAACAGTATTATCATATTGCCCCCCAGCTGTTATATTCCCCGTCACCTTCATTGTACCCGTCACCTGAAGGCGTTCGCCTGAGTCGGTGGTTGAGCCGAGGAGGAGATTTCCGGCCAACCAAGTTGAAGTGGTAGAAGAGTTACCTATCCAAGTTCTATTTGATTCGGTCGAACTAATTCCGACACATAAAGCTCCAATAAATATATTATTATTTCCTGTTGTATTTGCATTAGTTCCTGTTCCGTGACCAGCTTGGTAACCTAATGATGTGTTATGGTAGCCACTATTGTTGGAAAATAGAGAATTCACCCCAATTGCAGAGTTGTAGTACCCTGTAGTGTTAGAAAATAAGGCACTCAATCCAATGGCAGAGTTTCCGTATCCAGTAGTGTTAGTATATAGTGCATTGACCCCATTGGCTGAATTATAGTACCCTGTAGTGTTAGAATAGAGCGCATCAGAGCCTATGGCACAGTTACTATGCCCAATATTATTAGAACGGAGGGCATTCAATCCAATTGCAGAGTTGTAGTACCCTGTAGTGTTAGAATAAAGTGCATTTACGCCAACTGCACTGTTTTGACGACCTGTTGTATTTGATAATAAAGCATCTACACCAATAGATGTATTGTAAGAACCTGTAAAACCTGAAGTGTATTGCGTTAAATTACCTCCATTACCTATCCAAATATTACCACCAACTGCACCCGTAGGGTGGAATGTGCTTATAGTCCTACCTTGTCCACTTGTGCTAATAGTTAGTCTTTTATTTGTAGAATCCCAAGTCAACCCTGAATCTCCACTCTGACTACTCGTTCCTGTCCAATACGCCACCTGCCCACTCGCACCGCTGCCTGTAACGCTACCCACAGTGAATGTGCGATTTGCCGATAGGTCGAATGTGACACCATTGATTGTTATTGTAGTCGCTGCATTCGCAGGGGTGTAGCCTAAAGCCGTTCCTACTGACTTGCTCTTCCAAAGTCCGCTACTTGTTTCGTATGTTAGGACATCGTTATTGGAAGGCGTTGGTACATAGACGTCATGAAGTTCGCCTAATTCCCAACCGTTCATAACCTTCACATATATCTTACCATTTATAGCGTGAGCGTACTCAACATATCCTACAACTACAATATGCCCTATTGTGGCGTTTGGCTTGACATTAGTCAATGCTCCTGCCGTAGTGGGTGACAAATACAATACATCACCATCTGCCCACGTTTCTCCTTGTAATGAACCTGTGGTATTGATTCCTTCCAACTGACCAACTGTGATAATGAATCCCTCTTGGTTAGTCGCTATGGTCTCCGTAATAAGTCCAATTGTATCGGCACTATTATTGTCATTATTAGCTTGAGCAAACGCCACCGCCAACCTCTGACCTTGCGCACCGCTGACACGAACCGCTTGATAGGCTGCCTTCGTTAATGTCGTATTCGGTGAAACCTTATTCACAACCCTTGCAACCAAATCCACGCCATTCTTAAGAATAACATTACCACCTTTTAAAGTGGTTTCGCTGCTACCAGTTGTATCATTCCACCTTGTAGTACCTACCGCAGCCGTTCCCGTGGGTGAGGTGTCAAGCGTGAGTTGACCTGCCTTAATCTCGTATTCTCCAAGGTTTACGTTGGTCGTTGCGCCTGTGTAGGGTACTTTTGCATTTAACGCATTCTGCAAGTCGGTCTGATTGCTTAAAGTGCCTGTAATAGTACCCCATGCACCACCGCTAACATTAACCCACGCAGTATCATAATTTGTTGCGCTATTCTTTGCCAACACCTGCCCCGTAGTACCTCCAACAGGTACACCTTGCCCGGGCGCACCGGGTACACCGGGACTATTTACAACATTGACTAAAACGGGTTCGTCTACTATGTCAATGTTTACTATCTCGTCGTTAACTGTTATATTGATATCACTCATGGCTTTGTTACATCATCGTAAACAATAAAATCACCTTCAAGATAAGTCCTAACATAACCGCTGGCGAATACCACGTTCATATCATATAGGTATTTCCCTTTTTCGATATTTACGAGTTTATTCACTGTTATCTCATTATTGCTTGCGCCCCCTATCGTTATCGCTCCATCAGTAGTGCTTGCAGTTAATGCCAAAGTCCCACCGCAACCCTTACGGACTTGAATAGTAATAACCGCACCCGTTAAGTTAATAGCTACGTTATTAGCAGTCAAGACGAAAGTCTGCCGCCATGTATCGTTCCTCCATATCTGAACGTCATTTTTACCCGGTCTGAAATCTGAAGCCATATCTTAATTATAAATAGTTAATATTCAAAAGTTGTCGGTACTGCACACCTATCAGCATCGTATGGAATTTCAAAGCTGACAGTAGCCCTAACACCAGCTAAAACATCAGGCGTTTCTTCCCTGAAAAATTGGATGTTGTTATTACCTGTTACGTAAAAATCAAAAAGCTGATAACGTAACTGGGCGATAATATCCGTACATATAAGCACTTGGTCAGAAAGTACCTCCGTTTCATTGTATTGCTCCGGTAAAACCCTGTCAAAGAAGAAAAGCAAAAAATCAATAGTTAATACAGTGCCGTTAATATTCCCCTGTGAAACATCGTAAACGAAAGCAGGGTAAATGTTATCACTACCCTTACTCAAAAAATCAAATACGCTGCCGTTGTACGTTGTCTTTATCTGTTTGTGCGCTTCCCCTATTTCCTGTATCTTCTTTACTAATTGGTTTAATGTTAGCATTCTTTTCGATTTTAGCTAAATAGATTTTCAGCTTTTCTTGATTCTTTTTATGAAAGGTCTTATTTGCCACAGCACCTGTTTATGTTTCCTTGATATTTTTCTTCAAAAGTCTTACCTGCACAGCAGTCATCATCTCCTAACCATACGCTTATGGTATAGGCTTCAGCATCGGGTACGATAGTATCAAATCCGCTGCCGGGATTCTGATAAAGCGAAGCCCAGCTTACCACGTTTTGACTTGCGTTCTGCTTTAGGTATTTCATCAGCCTTTGCCTGTAAAATTCTGCCCTTGCCTGATATCTTTGCGCTACTTCTGTAAGTTCTGATGCGCTTGGCTCGGTCTGTCCTTCGCCCGTCTTTTTTACAACCCCTTTGTTGTAGTACTGATAAGATAACGCCATTGGCAACTCTGCCATAACTTGATAAACCAAAGTAGGCGTTATATATTCATTTAATAGCGTTTCTTCATCACAGGTAAGGTCTTTGCAATCTATCCCATCTTGCAGCCTATTGTATAAAGCAGTCCCCAACATTGGCAAAATGTAGGCATCCTGTGCAAATAGAATGTCAGGATAAACCAGCTTCGGGTCAACATTAAAATGCAACCCCGTCCTGTCTTTTATGGTATCAACCGATATAAAAAGTATGTTTCTGCTCATTGCATTATTTTTTCTTTACAACTACATTGGCTCTCCATTCGTGCCTACATGATGGGCTATGGTAACCGCTTGGTCTTGTCCACCATCCACCTCCTCGGTCAAAAACGGAATACCCAAGCCTTGCACTTATCGCCTCAATCTCTCGCCTCGTATATAATCTATCCAACTGCATCAGCCTTGCGCAAAATGGGCGTGAAGGATGCGCTGCCGTATTTCTTTGACCTTGTGGCACTACCTTCTTCCACTCATAAGAATAGCGCACCTCAATAGTAGTCCGCAAAGGCTCGTCTATGATTTCGTTAATGGGTTTGGTTAGCGTTCTTGCCTGTGTCACTTCATCCTTTACAATAGCCCCAATATCCTGCAAGTGCTGCAACCTGTCGTAAACAAAATCAACTTCTTTTCCGATAGCCTTTGCAAGTACAGCGGCAGGTATTAACGGGTCTTTTTTAATCAGTTCTAATATCTTCTTATCACTTGCCCCATCTATGCTGTTATCCATTACAAAAGCCTCAAAGCTGCTATAAACGGGCTTATCTCGGAAGATGTTAAAAAACTCCCTTTGCTCCCCGTATTCTTCAAAAATCTTTACCGCTTCATCTTCATGCTCACTAAATTGGTGTTCAGTTTCAGGGTCATCATCCACGCCAAGCATGGTGTTGATTTCAGCCTCACTTAATCCCAAACCACCCGAAAGCATAACGCTTGCCTGCTGCTTTGTTATCTTACCTTGACTGAATTGCCTCACAACCCTCATAAGCTGCTGATATTGCCGCCCTGTTAAGTTCTTCAAGGATTCATTCACGTTTTCAGGTGATGCCGCCAAATTGCCTGTATTGCCTTCAACGAGCGCATACTTTGTAAGGTCTATTCCAGCTTTTTCAAGCAGGTATTCTTTTGGTGCAATTTGCAATAAAGCGGCTTCGGTCAACTGAAAGCTGATAGGCTCTACGGGAATAATTACAATTTCAGAAGTTGCACCTTTAATGGTAGCTAACTCATTGAAAACCGATTCAATAAACCGCTGTTTATCGTTTGCGTAGGTGTTTTTAAATATCTCAAAGGCTGACTGCAATTCCGTTGTACCACCAAGCTGACCTTCAGTCTTGATACCGAATAACATCGGGCTGACAATCTGATGACCTGCGAAAATATTAGTCTGAATCAACGTATCAACATTTGCAAAGTCTTCTTTGGTTAAATCGCTTTGCCCTAAATCGTCAACAATAGGCTTTTGGTCTACCCTGTCAACAAAAGAAAGGATTAACTTCTTTCCATCGCTACCAGTAAACCTATCTGTAAACCTGCGTTCTATATTTCTTTTCTCATCAGGTGTAGGCTCTCCGTTTGGAAGCGTTACCATCTTTGAAGCACTAAAACCGGTTTGAGCATTGCCCAAAACGTGCTTTGATACTTCTATATCCGATTCGATGTAATTTAACGCACCCATGTAACCAGGCAGGCTGTACGTTTCTAATCCGGGTCGGTATTCCTTCATGTACAGAATCTGCCTTCCCTGCCTTAATTGACTATTAAATGCGTTAATAACAACTGCTTCTTCCTTCCTGTCCTGCCAGTCATTCTTAAACCAAAACTGGGTATTGTCTTTGTTCGTTCTGATTTTTGTATAGTCAATATGCCCAACAGAATAAAGCTGCCCACCTGCTGCGCTCCAAATTACCTCCAAATATGCACCACCGAAAACCTCAATATCAGTGCTAACTTTACGGGTCAAGTCTGCTAAACTTTCGTATTGGTTAGGCTTTTTGATAAAAGATTCTGCAACAGGGTCAGGCTCGGTAGCCTTCCAGCCGTTTCCGATAATATAATTAACCTTACCTTTTACTATGGCGTTATGCTTCGCTGATTTGTTGTAAAGGTCAAGCAGGTATTTAGGGTAGTCGTTATGATAACCAAATTCCATGTAACCGCCATAAGTACCTTTTTTCTCTCGGTACTCCGGCTGCCTTGCCTCTGCAAACTTTAATATAAATAGATTATCCATGTGTTACAAATTCCGTTTCTGTTTCATAGCTAACATATTCGAATGCCTCTGCATCATTTAATCGCATTATCCCTTCCTCTAACAAGCCGCCTGTCTTCGCCTCATCTCTATTCGTTGCACTTGCTTGCTCGTAAATATAGTATCTCCATTCGCCCTGTGGGCTATTGCTGAAGTAGTTATTCACTACAAGGCTGAATTGGTTGTACCTATACTTATAGGCACTCGTATCGGCAGCGTTCAGCAACACAAAACTAATTACCTGTTCAGGCATCCTGCTTTTGAAAACAAACAAATAGTTAGGACTTGCTAACGTTTGTTTCTCCGTCAGCGTTAGTACTACTGCTTCAGTATTGCCTTTCTTTAGCGTTATCATCTATCTCTAAATAGTGTATCGGGCTAATTTACGCAAAAAAGGCTGCCCGATTTGGACAGCCCTTTAGTATTTCATGGGATAGCTATTACAAGCCTGTAACAACTGAAGCCTGAACTTCAGGAGCAAGTGCCGTCTCTGTACCTGTGAAAGTCAAGCTGTAACCGTTACGGTCACCACCTGCTACACCTGTGGCAGCTGAACCAGTAGTGAGGTCTATGCCATTTTGCAAACCAAGCAACCAGTACTTATTGTTTTGGTCTTGCACAATAGCCATAAGCGTATTTTGAGCAAGAAGCAAAATCTCGTTACGGGTGTTAGCCTGCATCTTGTTAATGATAATGTTCAGCTCGGGAGCATACTGAACAGTCCCGTTTTCTACTGTGCCTGTGATATTTTCGGTAAGGCTTGCAGTATTTTTTACCAAAACATATTTATACCAGTTCGAAGTATCGGTTATTGCAGTTACCACTCCTGAAGCCTGTGTTACAGTTGTAACATTGGCATGAGCGATAAACCAAACAGCTTTCACGCCTCCGATACTATCCCGGCAATCTAACGTAAAACCTTGTGTAAGTACGCAGGGCATATCTTATGATTTATTAATTTAAAAAGTGGGAGCAGTTATTAGCTGCCCCCGTTTATCTTTAGATGAAGAACTTCACAATCTCATCAGGGAAGGCGAAGTTTACACCAGCTTTGAACTCGTTAACGTAACGGATTTGGTCAGCTTCTTTAGCGTAGAAGATTTCGAACTTTTCTTCTTCGTTAAGCAAATCAGTACCCATGTAAAGATTACTAATCCTTGCAGCTACCAAATCATTTGTACCATTCAAACCTTGTACAGCTACAACCTTCACAGTGGTGCCGGGAAGGAAGAATTCGCTATCAGCTTTGATATCAAGATTATAAGCGAACAGGTTAGCGTTCTTCAGGGCGATGGTGTACAGCCTGAAAACATCCATACCGCAGAAGATAGTGATATCATCCTTTGCTACAACCTTTGCAGGTATTGCAGTGTAGATTGCATCAAATACGCTGATAACGTTAGCGACAGTGATAGAAGCAATCGGACCACCTGAAATGTAAGTAGAAGTATTAGCGTTAACAACAGAACCACCAGCAGCGGTGATGAGTTTCAGCAAACCATCAAACTTATTCAGGTTGCCATTTGCAGAAGCAGTATCACCTTGCCACAGGGCAATTTCCATTTGCTCGGCAACTTTTTCAGCTTTTCTGTTGCTGTACTGCTCAGCAAAAATCATGTCGGTGTAGCGTGAACCTTGAGGGAGTGCGTTCTGCAAAAACTTGCTTTCCAAATCCTTCAAGCAAAGTGCTTCGTTAATTTTGATTTTACCAACAGTTACAGCACGCTGTGTAAAAGTGGTAGTACCTGAAGCGTTAAATCCGCAGCTTGCTCCTGATTGGAAGAAAGCATCGGTGTCCATGATTGTAATGTTTTCAGCAGATTTAACACCTACGAGAACGTTACCTTGATTCTTAATCAAATTTGCAGTCTTGCTGCCCAATACTGAACTGGTAACCAGTTCTTTCCAGTTGTCTTTGGTATACGCTGCCAAAGTTGAAACGTCAAAAGCCATGTTATTGAATTTTTATTTGTTATTAAAAGTGATACTACTTTTTTAGATTTTTAGCCATATCCAAAAATTTGTCAATCTTGCTCTGCTTGCTTTCAACAAACTTGTAAGATTTATCAGCCTGTGGCAATGGGTCAACAGAAGGTGTATTGCAAAGTCCTACTACTACATCAGTCAGTTGTGTTATCGCAGAAGCAAACTTTTCAGATTGTGCAACTGCTGCACCTTCTACCTCTGAAAATTTAGATTTGATTGCAGCAAGTTCTTCTTCCATTTGCCGTATCTTTTTCTTCATCATCTCCTTTTCCTCATCCACCTTTGCTTCCACTTCTACCTCAACTGAAGGGGCTGCTTCCGGTACAGAAACTGAAACAATGATACCTGCCTCGTCAACTACGATTTTAGTGCCATCGGCTAACTCATGCTCTCCGGCAGGGGCAGGTGAAAGACTTCCGTCTTTACCGATAACCTCAACTTTACCGCCTACTTCCAGTTTGTCTATGTTTACTTTTGCTCCGCCCATAAGGACATATTCAGCCAATGCCAAGCCGGGTGCAACCGCTGGCAGTTCGCCTGCTTCGGCAAACATGGCTTTAATTTTGTTAAGTGCTTCGATAGCTGTCATATATTAAATATTTACCCTAATTAGTAACCATTAAGAATATCGGCAAAATAGAAACCCCACCCATAGACATGGGCAGGGTAAAACCTACTGAACACAAAACAGAACTATACTGATTGCAGGATTTCAATAATCTTTTGCATCATCTCCTCCTCTTTGCTGACTTTCTGCTTGTAAATGAAATCACCTTCCACGCTGAAACCTAAAACCTCACCACTTTTTATCTTTTCCCACGTTGCATCATCGTAAACCTTGTAAGAACCGAACCAGCTACCATCAGGTACGTCATCAAACCCCTTCATAGCCCTAACTCCACGCTTGCTGTCTTTTATCCATGATTCGAACATGGTAATACCTTCAAGCTGCTGACCACTATCGTGCATAAGGTTAACATTACTTTGATACCCTTTTCGGAAGAACTTTTGCGCTATCTCTGCAATAGTTTGCGGACTGAAAACAACGTAATACTCCTGTACCCCGTCATTTCTGTAAATTGGCGTATCTGCCAACATCAGAACGCCTGAAATTATCCGCTGTTCTTCGTCATCTATTTGGAAACGTTGCCTATCAATTTGCTTTAGCTTTCTGATTGCCCACTCTATTCCTGCATCGCCTCCCCAAGAATCCCACATTAAACCGCCACAGCCTTCTGAATATGGCACATCTTTATTTTGCTGATGCCTTTTGAATGATGCCATACGGGCGATGGTTTCTCTTGTTAGATTCTCTTTATTAGCGATTTGGTTAGCCCTTGCCTTGCCTGTTGCCTCGCCACAGCTACCCCATCCATTTTCATCTGCCCATTTTAACGCACGCTTGGCATTGTTAACCGCTGCTTCAGGGTAATCATTCCAGCTATCCTCTGCAAACTTTAAAAAGTTGCGCTGTACAGCAGGGCGGTCAACCAAAGCCACAAAGTCAACTTCTGCGCTTCCGTCAATAGCCTCATCTATTTGTAATTCGTAAATCGGTAATTCCTTTTCCATGTGGTTAATTTATCCGAGCCTTGCCGCTCTTGTTATTCTTATAAGTCTTTCCTGATTGTTATTAATATCTGATTCCAAAACGTATGCCCTATTGGTTGCGCTACCCATCCGGTTAATAGTTTGGTTGTCCAATTGGGTAACTGTTGGCAATGCCGCCTGTGGTGCTATTGGTGCAGCTCCTGTGTTTATCGAAGGTACTGCTGCGCCTCCGCTACCTTGTCCGGGTATCTTTACAGCTGCTATTTTCTTTATATTCGCAATACCTGCCGCTGCTGCTATGGCTGCGTTAATAGGCGCAAGGATTGTGCCAATAAAAGGCACTTCTAAACCCCTCTGATATGCAAGAACTGCGCTGTTGATTGTGTTAATGGTTGCGCTTGCAATGGCTAACGCTTTACCTGCTGCCGTCTGCTCGCCAATGATATTGGCAAGATTAGAAAGCGCATCTGCTGCCGCTGCTGCCGCATCCATCCGGGCTTGTTTTTCTTCAAGATCTACCTTTACCCTTGCCTCGCTTAATACTTTGTACTTATCGTTGTATTCTTGCTGACTGATTAGGTTATTTTCAAGCGATTGTTTTAGCAGGGCTTCTTCTTGGTCATAGGCTGACCGCTTCAAATCAAATTCCCTTTCAGTATTCTCTTTTAGTTTTTCCGCTTCAGCTATTTGCCTTTCAGCTGCCGCCATTGCCCTGTCAATAGACAGCTTGTTTATGTTTTCATCTATTGCGATTATTTCGTTTGCAATAGCCGCCTTTTTCTCTTTGTATTCAATTTCAGCCGCTACCCTTGCAGTAGTCCCTTCAGTCGCAGCGTTAACGTTATCTTCAAGCCTTTTAAGTTCAATAGCCGCTTCGTCAACTGCAATCTGCCGCTTTACTTCAAGCCTTTCTTTTTCGTCTTTAATTCTATCCGCTGCCGCTTTGCGTGCATCTATGCCGAACTTGTTTTCTGCCGCTGCCCTTGTCTTGTTTAGTTCTTGCAGTTCTTTTGTTAGCGCAATTTCATTCTGCAATTGTTCAGACCTTATGCCCGTAATTTCTTCACGCTTACCTTCAAGTTGTGCGATTGCCTGATTTAATGCTATTTGGTCGTCAAGGCTCTTTGTCTTATTAAACTCATACTGTGCAGCAGCTACTGCCAATTCAGCCGCTCTTTCTTCTTGCTTTAATTGTTGCTCTAATATCTTACCGAGCCTTTGATTAGCTGCAATCCTATCCTGCAAACTTGCAAATTCATTATCCCGAATTTGCCTTTGTTCTTCCGCTTGCCTTTTAAACTTTGCCGCTGCAACCTCAGCCTCACTTGCCGCCAACTTTGCGCTATTTCTTAACGCTACCCCTTTTTTTGCAGCCTCTAAAGTTTCTTTACCATACTCAACTATGGCAGCAGTTGCGTTTTTTACAACCTCTACTCCTTTATCAAAGGCATCGTCTACTCCGGTGAATACATCCACTACCTCTTTACCGAAATTCTTTGCCGCTTCCGCTGCCTTGTCAAACTCGCCTGTAAATACGTTTTTGATAATCTCACCTAAAAAGCCGTAAGCATCTATTAGGCTTTTAACCCTTTCTATTAGGTTGTTTTTTATCGCCTCGCCTAATTCTTTAACGTACTTCATCGGGTCGTTAAAGACCTTCGTAAATAGGTCTACAACCTTACCGAAATTGTTAACCACGAACTCCACCAAATCAGAAAGCACCCGACTAATAAACTCACCAGCAACAGCGAAGGCATCTGCTACCTTTTGGTTTTTCATTAGCACTTCCTGCAAGAACTCGAAGCCACGAACAACCAACCCAATAATACCTAAAGACTTTAAAGCGTTGCCGATAGTAGAAAAAGCACCTGCAGCCTTCTTTGCACCTGCTTCCGCTTTCTTGGCAGCTTCACCCGTTTGCTTTACACCTTCTTGCAGCTTGTCAACCCCTTGCTGGGCATCTTTGCTGTCAACAGTTACTTTTATATTTATCGCTTCTTGCTGCGCCATTATATTAGTTCAATTACTTTTAAAAATTCGCATTTAGTCGTTTGCATGGCTATCGGGTTATAGTCTAATATCCGATTTAATCGCCAAAGGCTTCCGTCTATATATAGCAACTTGCCGAAATCAAGGTTATAGATATCTGTATCATTCAGCTTAATTTGTGCCGTCAATAGCTTGCTATCCTTGTCGGTTATCTCTGCAATGTATTCGCTCCAGTAGCTATTAAATAAATTAGCAGAAGGATATTGCTGCACTCGGAAATAAATTTCAGCAGGTGCGCCAAAATTAATGTCTGATGTCGGGTTTAGGTTACTTGCCGTGAAAGATGCGCTATTAAAAAATAGATGCCCTGCATATCCGTAATCGTTGTAAGTTGCAAGGGTAGCGCCTCCGTTCTTCATTGCCCAGCTTACCCGGTTAGTTATCTTTTGAGCCTGCATTATCCTAATAACCGAATCCATCGGGTCTTCAGATTGTTTTGTATTCGATAGCTTATAGATTGCAGGGTAAATCTTATCTGTGCCTAAATATTGGTAAAGTGGTGAAGCCGCAAATATTACTTCAACCTTTTCCGTCTCCTTTACAAATTCGCTTTCAGTATCTTCTATAAAATCGCCATAGCCAACATTGTACTTTTTGCGGTAGTTTTCTCCGTAGTAATCGGTATCAGGCTTGTATGCGAACTGGTAATATCTTGCATTTACTTCTGACATTGGTTTAAGCCTTGTCGGCTTACTCCTGTCCATCTTATTGCTCCAGTCATATTGGGCAGAAGCTGTGTAGCTATAAAAGTCAATAAATGGTTTTATGACCAGCTTTTTCTCTACAAATTTATCTTCTACCACATACAGATTAAACATCTTAACAATAGAAGAAAAGAAATCACGCTGAAATATACCTTTTGGTAAGCAGTCGTTCGCCCTTATTACATCATTGTAAGCTATTGGCACTTCAACAGGCACTGTACTGTCAAGCGTAAATTGTCCCCCAAAAGATTGATAAGAAACTATATTACTACTAACCTCAACGCTTATGATATCAGACTGAACCACATTAACACCAAAGACATCAA